GCGTACAGGTATCACTGGCTTGGAAAACTTGTTTTCAAATGATTATCAAGCACAACAAATGGAAGCCGCATTGGCTCCTGCTCAAGCACAATATCAACAAAACCTAGCTGGCTTACAAGCTGGCTTTGGTGGTGCTGGACAAATTGGAAGTGCTCGTCAAGCCTTGGCTAACACACAGTTGGCTGGCTCTACACAACAACAACAACAAATGGCTGGCGCACAAGTGCGTAAAGACATTGAAGCACAACGAGCTGGTGCTGCAACAAATTTAGCTCAACTTGGTCAAGGTGGTATTGGTCAAGCTCTTGGTGCAGCTGGTCAAGGCGTAAGTGCTGCAATGACTCCGCAACAGTTGTACAACCAATACGCAAGTGTAATCTTTGGAACTCCTGCTGCCAGTTACAGCCCAGACTTCCGTGGCACACAAGGTACAACACAAACATCAACCAATTACAACGTTGGTGCAGGTGCTGGTGGTGCTTTTGGTAGCAGTCAGTTTGGCATTAAGTAAGGATACAATATGAATTATGACGCAATGGGCAACTACTATGGTGCAGTTAATGACATGCTTGAACCGCCTGCAACTGAAGCCAACGTAAAACCAGTTACACAAACAATAACAACAGATCCTAAAACTGGTGAACAGATGATGACTGTAAAAGGTCGTCCTGAAGATTTATCTGCAAGCAATCCAAACACGCCTACTGTGAGTCAGCCACGTTTTAGTTTTGGAATGAAGCCACCTGCCGCACCTGCTCCTACAGCAGCTCCTGTTGCTCCAGATCAGACTTATGATCGTATGCTACAGGCTGAATCAGGAAATCGTCAATTTGCGCCAAATGGTCAAGTAATGACCAGCCCCAAAGGCGCTATGGGTGCAGGACAAGTTATGCCTGCCACTGCTATGCAACCAGGTTATGGTGTTCCTAGTATTTTTGATATGGCACAGCAACGTGGCATGCCTGTGGCAAATCGTGACCAAGCCACAGCACAACAATTATTAGGCAATGAACAATTGAATCGTGATTTTGGTCAAACTTATTTTAATGCAATGCAAAACAAGTTTGGCAATCAACCTGCCGCTGTGGCTGCCTATAATGCAGGTCCAGGACGTGTGGGACAAAACATGCAGGCCAATGCTGGACAAATGAATGCACAGCAATTGCCACAAGAAACACAAGGTTACTTGCAAAAAGTATTAGGTGCAATGAATCCAATAGGCACAGCACAAGCTGCTCCTGCTGGACAACAACCATCATTACAAAATACTCCGCTGTCAGCTCCTCCTGCTCCAGGACAAAGTTTATTGCCAGGTGCTACAATGCCGCAAACAAATCCGTTTGCTGGTACTCCTAGTGCTGCCATGCCAGGTCAACAACCTGCTCCTGCAACGCCAGTAAATCCTGCACAAGTGCAGACTCAACAAGTGCAAGCACAGCCTGCTCCTGCAATAACTGCTACAGGTTTAACTGGCACAGCCGCTACACTACCTGGCTTACAGGCACAGCCTTATGTGGATCAGTTTTTAACAAATCAAAACAATCCAGAATTTTTATCTAAACTGCGTTTTGATAAAAATGCTCCAGACTGGATGCGTAGCATTGCCAGCAGTCAAGAATACGATTACTTAAGCAATGAACGAAAAAAACAACAGGCACAAAAAGAATTAGATACAGCAATAGAAACAGGCGACACACGCAAAATTGCTCGTGAAGCAGCAAAAAGTGATGACGAAGGTTCTTGGTTTAAAATGCTGTTGCTTGGCTATATCAGTCCACAATTGGCTGGACGTGAAGCTGACAAGCTGGGATTGACTGCCACATGGCAACCTAGTATGTTGGGCGATCAACAAGTGGCTGCCAAATTCCGTATGGACGGTACTGCTTTAGAAGGACGTTATGTCAGTGGTGAAAAGGCTGGTCAAGATTTAACAGCAAAAGAATTAAAACTATTATACGGTCAAGCTGCTGGAAGTAATAAACTTGATTTAGTTGGCGGCACTTACGTAAGCGATACTCTTAAAGATAAAAATGGTAATGCTTTAGTTGGAACTGTGGTTCGTAACAAAGACACAGGTTATAGTTATGTTCAAACTGACGAAGGTAGAAAGCCCATGGCTGGCTTCCGTCCTCAAGCAAGTTCTGGTTCTTTGGCAGATATGCGATCTAAAACTATACAAGATCTCAATCTTAAATTGCAGGGCAAAACAGCCGAAGAGAAATTGGCTATACTTCGTCCATACAATCAACAATTGGTTGGTCAAGGCTATCAACCAATTAGTGCAGATGAAGTTGGATTAAATGCTCCGCAAATTGGCGGTGCTCCGTCTGTTGCTCAACCTGGAACTGCTACAACAGGAACTGCTACAACAGGTGCTACTGCAACGGGTGCAAGACCGACTTCAACAGAAATTTCGGCTGGTAAAACAAGAGCTGAAGAAGCTGGTAAAGGCGCTGGTAAAGCCGAAGGTGAAGTTGTAGCCAAAGATATTAAAAATCAAAACTTTGCTGATAGCAGTTATAGTTTAATGAAACCAATTAGCGATGCAATTAAACAATCCACTGGTTCTGCAATAGGATCTGGAGTTGACACATTAACATCAGCTATTAGCAAAAGTACAGACGGTGCAAAAGCCATTGCCAAACTTGATGTGTTGGGTTACAGTTTAGTCAGTAACGTGCCACGTTTTGAAGGTCCACAAGGTGTACGTGATGTTGAGTTGTATGAACGTGCTGCCGGTGATCTTGCCAACAGCAAGAAACCTGTTGAAACTCGCTTGGCTGCTTTAGATGCTGTCATTACATTGATGAAAAAGTATGACAAAGCTGGCAACAACGATTGGACTTTTAGTAGCGAAACTAAACCAAGTGGCGGTGGCATTGTTATTCTTAAACGCGAGAAAATATAATGGGCATGGAAAGAATCACAGTTGAACAAAACGGCGAACGTTTTACATTAGAAGTTCCAGAAGGAACTACGGATGCTGAAATTCAAAGTTTTATTGGGCAACAACAAACACCAACTACACCAAACAAATTAACTACAACTGAACCAAGTTTAGCTGGGCCTGTAGAAGGTATGGCCACAGGTGCTGCCTTAAAAGGATTAACAGGTATGCCGCAACAAACAGTTGCATCAGCTGTTGGACCAATTAAACCAACAACAACTTTACAACCTGGGCTTGCTACACGAGCTGTTACTGAAGTTGCCGATTTGGTCAGTGATATTGGACGAGTTACACCAAAAGGATTAGCACAAAATATTGGACATCCATTTCAAACATTAAGTGGATTGCCTGGTGCATTGGCTGAAAGATTTGCTGGTGGCAACTATGAAAAACCAATAGGTGAAATAATTAAAGGTGCTGGAAAATCATTATTAAATCCTGCCAATATAAAAAATGCAGCCGCAGGAGTAGGCGCAATGGCTTTAGGTCCAGAAAATATGTTTGCAGCTCCATATCAAATGGCTGCTTATGAGCAAGAAAAAATTCGGCAAAATCCAAATGCTCCAGGATTGGAAACAAATCCATACGCACAAATGACACGTGGTGAAGCCGCAACACAAGGGCAAGCAGGAGCAATGAATCGTCGTCAAGCCATCGCTGGACAACAATACGGCGGCTTGACCACACAAGAACAACAGATGTTGCAACAGGATCGTCAACGTCAAATAGAAATACAAAACAAAAAAATCAAAGCACAACAGGTATTACAGCAGCCGCCTACTGCACAGAACTTTATTGAACGCATGACTGCAATGGCTGATTTATATGGAAATGTTAATCGAGGATAAAAATGAACATTAAAAACTTACAAACCGTATTAGAAGATACATTTGCTGGCAATTTTGTCAGCTACTATCGTGCTCATGTGGCACATGTAAACATTCAAGGTCGTAACTTTTATGCTGATCATAAACTGCTACAAAAAGTGTATGAATACTTTCAAGGCAACATTGATACCATAGCAGAAAAACTACGCACAGTACGTGCCCGGATGCCTGCTGATTTGATGACAGTGATCACAATGAGTACTGTGGCAGATGTGCCTGCTATGGGCGACAGTGAAGATTTATTTGAACAAGTATTAGAAACTTTGGAAGTCATGATTGATCAATATCATGCCTTAAATGATGCTGCCGAAGAAGTCAACTACATTGACATTGCCAACTTTGCACAAGACCAAATAGCCGCTTTGGCCAAGTTCCGTTGGATGATTGAAGCCACTCTAGATCGCGATACTGATCTAGATGACGACGAAGAATAATAGTGGAAAATCAGTTTATTTTAGCTCTTGAAGAAGAGGAAACCAATCTAGAACTGCATGTTAAATTATGTGAGCAACGTTATCGTCAACTTACCAGCAAACTAGATCATGTTGATCATCGTCTGGATCGTTTAGAAACACACATTGTAGATATCAAAGATTCTTTGTCTGGATTAAGTTCAGACAACGATAAAACTTATTTAAAATGGGCTGGATTCATCATTGGGCTATTAAGCACGTTTTGTCTCGGCCTAGTGGCTCATCTAATACTAAAGTAATAGTTTTAACAATCAATAATTTTGGTTGTAGTATTCTAGTATTATATCCATAAATTCAGCAAGACTGAAGCGGCCACCTTCTACTTTAATGCCGTTTTCAATCATCCAGATCCATACTGCATCTGGTTCATCTTCATCTATTTCTATTCTAATGTTGGCCATGTCTAATATCGGTGTGTCTGTGGGTTCCGGTTTCCATTTAACTGTTACTGTTCTATCTTTCATTTGTCTGTCCTTAAGTATGCAAAGCTACCGCGTCTTTTGAATCCTGCTTGATCATGCAGTTTTAAAAAGCCTGCTTGGTCTTCTCTTATAGTTGTACTTACCAACACAGGTATGCCGCAGATTTGACACCATAAGACCCATTGTTGCAAGATCTGTGCCATTAGCTTGACACGTGTTATGGTGGGCAAGGCCAGATCAATATGAGCAAATTTGGCTTCGGCCATTTCTTCATCAGCATAGGGTGTGGTTCCACCACGAGCAATCCAGGCATAGGCTAGTAAGCACTTACTTAC